GCAATATAGTATCTCTGCAGATACTTTAAAACATTTTGATGTGTATAGTGCTAAATATGTATTTATGAATAAGAAATTATTATTTACATATTCTAATGATAGTCCTATGTACTGTTATAAATTTGATGATAAAGTTAAAGTATATAGACCTTTACAACCTAAAGGTATATATAAATGGTTATCAAATGCGAAAATGAATACTGTACAAGGTTATAAACAATTAAGATATGAAAAAGATACATTAATTATAACTAAATCTTTAAAAGATGTAATGTGTTTATGGGAAATGGATGGAGAATATGAATCAATAGCGCCTCAAGCTGAAACAACTCATTTAGATGAGTCTGTTATTTCTAATATTATTAATAAATATAAAAATATTTATATATTATTTGATAATGATGCAGCTGGAATATTTGGGGCTGAGACTTTACAAAAAAAGATACCTGGTAGTAAAGTAATTTTTATACCCCATGATACAAAAACTAAAGATATTAGTGATTTTGTAGCAAAAGAAAACGAAATCTTCGGAAATGAATTAATAAAAAATTTGATAAATGAGTAAAGTTTGGAAAGTAGTTATACCTAATTATGAAGAAAAGGTTCCTATATCTAAAAGACGTAGAGCAAAATATTATAGAAAAGTAGATCTTAAAAAAACTGGTATAGCTAAAAAATATGTTAATGGTGTTAAAAATGGCACATATACCTTTGACAATAAAGGATATTTAGTAGATGAAAATAAAAATAGAGTAATAGCTAATCCTATTGCTGCAGGTACTCCTAAATTCTGGACTATTAATGGTCAACGTATGTATGATGGTACATTACATTATACTGCTCGATCTAAAATAACAAGATGGATGCATGAATATTTATCTCAATTTATAGAAGAATTCCCTGTAATTAAATTACATAAAGGAGAATATTTGAGAATATGGATAGACATGTATAAGCCAGCTGGCATACAGAATTGGGATTGTGATAATCAATGGCCTTGGACTAAATGGTTTTTGGATACATTAGTTGAACACAATAAAATACCTGATGATAGTATAAATGTTGTCCGAAGTTCTGGGCAAGTAACATTTATAGAATCAGAACAACGTAAATTAGTATTTAATATACAAATAATAAATGGATAAAAAAAGAAAAGATTTATATAACCACAGAGTAAGTATCTCTGGACTTAATCTTCTAGCAAGAAGTCCTAGAGCATACAAACAATATATAGAAAATCCTCGAGATGAGGAAAGTGAAGCACTTAGAAAAGGTAGTGCGTTAGATTGCAT